AAAAATCAGTTACGACACTGGAAACAATGGAAAAAATTTCAAGAAAGTAACAAACATATTCAACGTTTCATCTATTTTGGAAAAATACGCATCGAACCCGAATTCGCATTACGAATATACAGTAAAGGAAGGCGAGACCCCAGAATTGATTGCAAATTTATATTATGGAGATCCATCGTATAATTGGGTCATACTTTTTATGAACGGAATACGAAATGTGTATGATGAGTGGCCTTTGCCTAGTAGAAAATTACATAAAATAATTGCAAATAATTATGGAAGTAAAGAGGCCGCAATGAAAATTGTGACTCACTACAACAGGAAGAGTGAAGGTCAGTCTGGATATCTGGTCACTAGTGCAAAGAATGACCGTGTTTCAATTAATGTATTTTACGAAAAGGAAGAGTTTAAAACTAATATTAAAGACTTACTAATCCATCCATCTGATGCATACCAATTGGTCAAAGTAAATACGACTACCCATAAAATTTCAAACCAGACATGGGCCATGTTGCCGGATGGAGAGAAGGGAGAGTATACTCCATACCATAAATATGATGAAATGGTCGAAAAGAACGAAAAGTATAGAGTAATTAAGTTACTATCAAAGTCAAGACTAGCGGACTTTATCGCAGAATTTGAGAGAGTTTCTAAATTATGAGCAGTCTTGGTGCGTACAATATATTAAACTTCAATCTTACTTCGCATAATGGATTTTCTTTGGATTTGAAGAATATATTTTTTTCAATCGAAGTATATGAAGAAATTTATAACAATAGTATGAGTGTGCGTGTTGGTATTCTGGATACAGAAAATTTAATTCGTTCATTGCCTATTATCGGTCAAGAAAAGGTGTTATTGAAGTGGGATATATTGTCTGATGGTGAATACTCTCCTATAGAAATGAATCTTCGTGTCACTAAGATATCGAAACTTCAGAAGGCAGGACAAAAAACAAATTATATTTTAGAGATGACCACGATAGACTTCTTAAACAATTTCGAAAATAGAGTCTCCGAATACGTCGAAGGCCCTACTTCAGAAATTGTTCAACAAATATTTGATAAGGATTTTGCACCAACCAGTAAAGGCCTCAACCTAGAACCTAGTGAAGATGACCAGAAGTTGGTAGTGCCGAATTTAACTCCACTCAAGTCTATGACATGGTTGTCTAGTAAGGCACATACTGCTACTGATGCCTCATATTTATTCTTTGAAAACAACCGCGAGTATATGTTTAAACCAATAACTAAACTGTATAGTGAAGAATCTAAAAATACATTTTACGTTGACAGAACAAACAATCTAACCAATGACTCAAATTTTGAGGACAAAAATACTTTAGCATTTGAATGGGTGTCGAATTTCGATGTATTAAACAATATATCAAAAGGATTTTACAATTCGACGGTAGAGACAATAGACATTGTTAAGAAGGAAGCAAGACTATTTGAACACAGTTTTTATGAAAACTGGGACGATTACGAACATATAGAGCCAAACCCATTCCAAGATATATCAGGAACTGGCCATCAGTACAAACCAAAAATTGAATATGTCGTTTCTGAAAATGACTATGGAGACCTACAGAAAAAACATTATCACGAAGATGTTTTTCTTAAAAGACTGTTTCAATTGCAATCGGTGCATAATATTAAGTGCGAGATAACAGTCTATGCAGACACAAAACTTGCTGCCGGAGATATGATAACTTTGAATTTTGGAACAAACTTTAATAACGAAACCGATGACCAATACACAGGGTCTTGGTTGATAACAGCGATGAAACATCAAATCTCCAGAATCAAAAATGATTATAGGATGCAACTTGAATGTGTCAGAGATAGTGTTGGTGTGACTTATCCACAACCTATCCCAATATTGAAAACAGGGGCGAGTGAATAATTATGCAAACTTATATGGGTAGACAGGGAATGATATGGTGGGAAGGAGTTGTTGAGGATATCAATGACCCCCTATATCTGGGAAGAATTAGAGTTCGAATTTTTGGAACTCACACTAAAGACAAGTCGAAGATACCGACAGACAAGTTACCGTGGGCATCGCCTATCATGCCGATAAGTAGTGCGTCCTCTGGTGGTCTTGGTCAATCTGCAACTGGTGTTATCAATGGTGCATGGGTTGTCGGATACTTTCGGGATGGTGATAACGCACAAGACCCCATAGTGTGGGGCACAGTGCCAGGCGCACCCACAACAGCTGCCGACACTACTCAGGGATACAACGACCCAGATGCTGTATACCCACCAGCTGCAACAACGCCTTGGGAGGGTGGTAGTGAAATTGGGGAACCAGACACAAACAGACTTGCAACTGGACAATCAACTGGTGACACAATTGTTGGTACTAAGAAAAGTAACGCAAGAGGAAACATGCTGTTTAGTGAACCACCGTCACCCTATGCAGCACAATATCCATTCAATAAAGTGTTAAGTACAATATCAGGACATCAACAAGAGTTCGATGACACGCCTGGCGCAGAAAGGATTCACACATATCACAGGTCTGGTACTTTTGAAGAGTATCATCCAAATGGAGACCATGTACGAAAAATCATGGGAGACAGTTATGAAATTATTATGGGAAATAAACAGGTCGAAGTTGTCGGAGATGTAAATTTGTTGGTAGGTGGCAATGTCACTATCAAGTCAGTGGGTACTGTGGATATACACGCTGGAGGAAGTATACTTCAAACTGGGTCTGGTGGTGTATCTCTATGGGGTGGTGACATTAACTTGAACAGTGGTTCATCACCATCTACCGCCGCATCTGTCGGCGCAGCACAAAAGGCCGCAGAGATACAGGCAAAAACTGGATGGGACTCCCCCCTCAACATATCTGATGGTGATGCGGATGAAATCGCAAAAGGTACTACAGAAGAGATTGAAAATAATGAGGCGGTAGAATATGGGGATGGTGGTATCGCCAATTCACACAGAAGTAATACAAGTCCTGTTAATGGTGTTGCGGGCCCACAGAACACAGAAGTTCAAGACGGTCTTGGTTCTGAGAGTACTTTCGACCCAGTTACGTCTGAACTTTTAAATTTTATGTCTCACACAGACCCAAGAATATCGGGGGATTTGAAAAATAAGGCAGAAGCACTGGCGAGGAAATGGGGAAGAACCTTGACAATTACTAGTGCGTATCGGTCACCAGCATATAATGCCAAAGTCGGTGGTGCAAAGAAATCTGTACATGTGCAAGGTAAGGCGATAGATGTGGTGATGAATGGAGTTTCAACTGCACAACGACAAGCATTCATTCAGGCTGCATGTGACCTTGGATTCGGTGGCATTGGGGTGTACAAGACATTTATACACATTGATATTGCCGGTAAAAGATGTTGGGGCCCTTCAGGATCAAGAAAATCTCTACCCACATTTAAGTGGGCCCAAGACGTACTTAAAAAGAACAGCTGGCCCGGCGCATGAGGGCGATGTTTTTGTTTATAAATATTATCAACATAAACACGACAGAATTAGGAATTGTAGATGTTAAATGAACTTTCTGAAAACAAACTAGGCATTTTGTCGAGTAAAAAGAATCAATATATTGATTTTGACTTAAAATTTCAGAAAAATCCCCTTACGAAAGGATTGGTTGTCCGAAAAGACGCCTCGGCGATTTCTCAGGCACTAAAAAACCTAATTCTTACTAATTATTTTGACAGACCTTTTTCTCCACGATATGGGGGAAACATTCACGCAGAATTGTTTGAACCTTTGGATAGGATGAGTACATCGATACTAGAGGATAGTTTGCAGAGAACAGTAGAAACCTACGAAAAAAGAGTCCAAAATGTAAGCATTAAAGTCGTACCTCTTTTCGGTAGTCGCGCTGTAGACCAGAATAAAATTCAGATTTCCGTTGAATACTCTGTCCCTGCCTCATCCGAAAGATTTTCAACAGATTTTAAAATAGAGAGAATCAGATAATGCCAAAAAATATTCAAGTTTCGGAATTAGATTTCGATAGTATCAAAAAAAGTATGGTGACTTATATGAAGTCAAACGATACTTTTAAGGATTATGATTTCGAGTCTTCCGCATTGAGTACAATCATGGATCTTCTCGCATTCAATACCCACTATTCGTCGTATTACTTGAATATGGTTGCAAACGAGATGTTTCTAGATACTGCAAGAATGCGAGATAATGTTGTATCTAAGGCAAAACTGCTGGGGTACACACCAAAATCTAATACTGCTGCGGAGGCAGTCTTATCTGTTACGTTTAGAGCGGTTGCGCCTAGTGCGGAACTTTCGTCTTTTGGTGTTAAAGTTACTAGGGACATTGAGTTCTCTGCAAGTGTTGATGGAGTTACATACACATTTATACCGAAGGTGAACCGAATTGCAGTTAGATCTAGTGAACCCACCCTCAACTCATCAAATGTATACGAGACCCTATACACTATTACAGACCTTGTTGTGGTACAGGGCGAACAGGTCACCGAAACCTTTATTGTTGATAGTACAGACCCAAATCAGAAGTTTATTCTTCTCAACGAGACCATAGACACTTCAACCATCAATGTTTTAGTACAACCGAATATCGATGAAAATACATATACAGAGTTTAAAAAAGAAACTGACAATATGTCTTTGACTGATATTGATGCGACCTACTTTTTGCAAGAGAGTACTAACGGAAGATTTGAGATATATTTCGGAGATAATGTTCTTGGTAAAGGTATCGAAACAGGCAATAAAATTATAGTAACTTATCTTTCCACCGCTGGTGCTGCGCCGAATGGTGCGGCCGCCATATTGTTGAAAAAACATGCATTAAAAGATATTGCACGACAAGGTGGAGTTTCCAATGTTACTGTAGTAACTTCTGCTGTCGGTGGTTCTGATAAAGAGACACTAGATTCTATAAAATTCTATGCACCAAAGAGTTTTGAGGGTCAGAATCGTGCTGTAACACTTAGGGACTACAGACAAATTGTCCCAAAAATATACCCACAAGCAAAATCGGTAAATGTTTGGGGGGGTGAAGATAACGTGCCTGCGTATTTTGGAAAGGTATTTATTTCAATTAGACCAGACGTTGGAACTATTCTTTCCGATTATGAAAAAGTAAATATTCAAAATAAATTGAAATCGGATTATTCTATACTGACTATCACCCCAGAAATTGTTGACCCAGATTACACTTTTCTGATTCTGACCAGTAAAGTAAAATACGACAACGAATCCACATTACTGACTGCCGAAGAATTGAAAACAAAAGTAGAAGCGGCCATTGTATCATATAATGATACCTACGTCAACGAATTTAATAGTTATTTTAGATACTCAAATCTAATTACTAAAATTGACGCATCTGATGCGGCAATTACTAACAACGTTACGACTATTGAATTGTTGAACCCAGAGGTTGTGAATACAGATACGAAATACACATATAACTTCAACTTCAACAATCCACTAAAACAGGGCACATTGTCCTCAAATGGATTCATGATTGCAGGAAATAGTAATAATATATACGCAGAAGATGCATTGGATGGTACTTTGAAGTTTTATTATATGAATGGTACAATAAAAGTGTATGTCACCACACTGAAAGGTACAATCAATTATACAAGTGGACTAGTAACTATTAATGATGCAACTATAACCAGTATAGAATCTGGAACTGGAAATGACCTTTACATAAAAGTTACCCCAGCTGATATGGATATTTTTCCAAAGAGGAATCAAGTTTTAGTCATAGACTATACTAGACAGTCGGTTGTGATGGACGCAGACACCGATGATTTCAATAATAATTATTCCATCACCGACCAAACAGTAACAATATTGCGAAACACATAAATGGAAAATTTAAATCTAAACAATTTATCTAGTACAGTTAGAGAACAACTGCCATTTTATTTGGCCAACGATTCCGAGTATGATAATTTTGTAAAATTTTTAGAGTTGTATTATGAATGGTTGGCCAAAGACGGCAACCCTATTGATATTTTAACTGAACTGGATAATTATGGAGATTTAGATAAAACTCTAGATACTTTCGTAGATGAATTTAAGTTCGAAATTGCAAGTGTTTTCCCTGCGATTACTAGAGTCAAAGATGATGTAACTCATGTTGCTGAAATTAGGTCACTATTTAATGCGCTTGGTGCGGTAGAAACTGACAAGGTAAAATTCTACACTGACACATTTACTGGGAATGGAATTATTTCCGAATTTTTGATGTCATACAATCCTCCGATATTCTATTATGGGAAAGACCTTGCGACAACAGTTACAGATATAAAGGTATATTCCAACCCAGCGAATCCTTTCGACACTGAATCAAACCTTACTACATTGAGAAATGGTTCTCCGATCGCTGGATTGTCGTTCCCAAGCGATTATACTCTATTAACAGAGAATGTAGATTTCCAATTCGACGGTACTAAATTAAGATTTATAAATGGAAGTAATATATTAACTGCACCAACAGATGCAGTATCTATTAAAGTCGTTTATCAGGTACATGTTGAAGGGGCAGTCAACCCTGCGGCCGCAGCTTCGATGGCGAAAAAGGCAAATTTTACCAACAAAAAGCATTTTTACAAATTACTCAAAGATTTTTATCAGTCTAAGGGTTCTAAGAAATCATATAAATTTCTTTTTAGAGCATTTTTTAACGAAGCGATTGAAATATATTATCCAAAAGAACAAGTACTGAAGGCAAATGACAATGTGTGGTCTCAGTCAACAAGTGTTCGTATTCCAAGACCTAGTGCCGCTCTTGGTGCATGTACGCATGTTATCGGAAACTCTAGTAATGCATCAGCCGTTGTAGAACAGACATATGATGGAATACAAGATGGTGCAATGTACACAGAACTGGTTGTGACGAATATTGTCGGTACATTTCAGTCGAGAGAAAATGTAAGTATCCATATGACTGACACTATAGGTACTGAGGTATACAACAGGATTGTTGTTGCAGAATTATATGACTGCGTTACTGGATTTGATATCGTGTCAGCAGGAACAAATTATCCTAGAAATGTATTCTTGCAAAACTATGAATCCTCTGGTGGTAGTGGTAACGGATTTAAGGCGAGAATCGACGGAACTTCAGCCGGAGAGATAACAGAAGTTGAAGTTGTGGATGGTGGTACTAATTATATCACTGGAGAACTTATAGAATTTCAATCTCAAGGTATGGGCGGCAGTGG